CGTGAACGTAACGGACCTAAACGCAGCGAAGCTAACGCTTATCGTAAACACTACTCTTATCAACGTAACCACAGTTATAATGATAATAATAATTATAATAATAAGCTAAAATACAATTACAATGGAATAACAGCCACTAAACAAACAAACATCATACAACCATTTACAACACTATCAGACAGACTCTATGCCTACTATAATCAATATAACAATCCAATAACAGTACAAGACCCTGCAATTAGACAACCCCTACGTGATGCATTCCCCAATTTAACATTTGCCACAGATGAGATGTATGCTCAACTAGTATCAAAGAATGCCAAGGCTAACGCTGAAGCCAAATATGATATATATCAGGTGCAGCCAATCAAATACACAAAGCCCAAAGAGTTATTTAATGCACACCCAATAACTGGCACAATCAGGGATATTTGTGAAGATTTAAACATAATTGAAAACACACGTATTGCAGCATATGAACCAGAGACACTTGAAGACAAGTACATCCAGCACACAGTTGACCGTCCAGTATTAGACATAAATTCTGGCAAGTTGATCAAGCGAACTATACCCGCAATCATACTAACTCCAAAAATGGATGCCGAGGACTATGACCGAGCACGTAGGGTAGCTGCTGCAAATTCAATTCTCACTCATGAAGTGCAAAAAATAGGTAGTGCCATGCCATATACACTAGAGGATTACCAAATATTACACCCTGACTTTGACCCTAAGCAAGATGGTAGAGATGACGAAGACAAAGGTATACCTGATGAAGACTATTATGGTGATGACCTGGACGGTGATAATAATAATAATAATAATGACAATCAACAAGAACAGGAATATGAATTAACCACTGCGCAGAAACAGGAAATAACAGACTATATGATTGACGCTATGACTCCAGTGATTAGCTCAGACACATTGCAGGATTACATGCATAGGTTAGCCATCGCCCAACACAAAAAACAACCACAAATGCAAGCAGCTCCTCCAGACCCTAACAGCCGAGACCCTAAACATAAGGAAGCTATTAAAAACAAGCAAATGGTGCAGCAACCCATCCCAGCAGATGTGATACCCAAAGACAAGAAAGATGATTATGATTTTGCTAACATGGAAGATATATTAATTAACATGACTGACGTAATATATTATATCCCTGATTCAGATCTGTATGAAATAGCTGAATACTTGTCATGCGGTACAATTATAACAGGTACAATGCACGTCCCTAAAAACTACACAACGCAAACACAACCTATAACATATTCAGGTATCAATGAGGGCTTTATGCGACTAGTGCCACAAGACCAAGTAGCGAATGACGCACAACTTGCCAGAATGATCAATCTCGAACATGTTGACATGTACATGTATACAAATGGCAACAAGATGCTATATCACCACCCAGTTAAATATCCAGAACTCACATATATTGATGACTATATAATACCTCAGTACACCAAAAAATTATATCCATATTTATTGAAATTACATGTACACCAGAGAATAGACACCAGCGCAACCTATTACCTTAGATTCACAATCACAAAAGAAAACTATGACAATAACCCACAAACAATTGCAAATCACTTTATAAACAAACGTCATATACATTACTACCCTACCACAATGCAATTCGTCAATAACCGAAGGCAAATTGTTCAGGAGTGGACAAGGTCACAACGTAACCCAGTTGGAGACACAGCATACCTATATAATAACATTGATGCTCAGGAACAGGAGCACATGCTGCACCTACCAGATGAAGACAACCCTAATTATCAGCCACCACCGGAAGCACCAATAGTTGAACCCCCTCAACCAGTACAGATTGTAGAACAACATAATGATTATATATTATACCGACGTCGTGATGGCAGAATGTTCAACTACTATGAACAATTACGTGTCAATGCAGATTTTGACAAGGAAATTGAAGGGTACGCTATACCCAAATCATTAGTCAACAAAGTACAAATGAAGTTAATGAATGAAAAAGTAATCACTAAGGATACATTTGTCAACATACTTACATACATCAATAAAGAAGATCCAACAATATCAGTAAATGATGCTGCAATACCCCTACTTGCACGATGCATTACACAAACTTTCAACGCTGAAACCCAACTAACCCTCATGGAAAGATTGAAGAGTGTACAGTGGATCAACCAGTTTAAAGCAACCAATATTAAAATAAAGCCTGAATCACTGTGGGAAGCCATAAAAAGTAAGCAGGCAGCTACATATATATCAATAGCATTACGATCGCTTGTGCACATCAACCCAGAAATTTCTGATGAGATATCAGGACTTGACAAGGGTTTCTAAACGGGCCCCGTGTCGGTGTGCACAAAATTGCACACAATAATAAGGTGTCACTGAACACCTACAATCATTATACAAACAATAACAACAATAACCAAACACAATCTTACTATAAAAACATTATAACAGCACCAAATTGCTTTACTATACTACATGAAGGAACAACACTAAATGACAACCTACGGAAACACGCAGCAGCACCCAAAATACCCAATTACCCCCACCCCCACCCCAAGTACCATGAATTACCAAGAATAAAGCTTAAAATGCTAGATCCACAATTACAACAACTTGAACAGCAACTCAATCCTACTGATGAGTACGGGCAGCAAACAAACCCTGAATGGTTCAATGATCTCACACTTGATATGATAGATTGCACTTGTCCCCATAAAATAAAATTTGAACAACTATTTGACAAAGAACAGCAGGATCAAGAAGCAATGGTATGGACAGCATGCAAACACACAACTATTGCTGCAGCTAAACGTCAAATGAAGGCGGCACCTACGCCAGACCCCGATGTGGCAGATGATTTCGTCAAACACAGTATGGAAATAATAGAACGTGAAATCGGACCACAATTACACCACTTTGGATATTCAGTTAAGGATTGGATGGAACATCTTGACTCGACCAAACAGAAAGCATTAGAACCCGTGCTCAATTATTATAAAGGCAACACACTTAACATATCGCCCAAAGATTTACAAAACATTAAGCATGGCCATTACACAGGTATATTGAAAGAGGAGCTGCAGCCACCAGACGGAAAACCAAGAATGGTATGTTCAGTACCGCAGCGAACCAAGTATATTATGGGACCAATAACATGGGCATTGGAGGAGATAGCTCAAGACGGCCTGCGCGGGTACTGTGGTGGTATGAATCTTACACAGATGGCAGACAAAATAAATCACTACCTGGCACTCGGATTCACCCAAGTGTACGAAGGCGACGGATCAGCATTTGATAACACACAAGATGTCTCACTGAAACAATTAGACAGGAATATTTACAAGATCGTAAGCGACAAGGTCTACCATGTGCCCAAACAAGATTTTGATAAGGTTACTCAAGCACTTTATAAAACTATGGATATAGAGTATATTGATGGGAACAAGAAGCGCCCGCTATTACGTTACAAGATTCTAGGCACAGTGTTCTCAGGTGACTGTGATACTACCTTAATGAATACAATAAGAATGGCAATGTATAACCGGTATGTTAATGACAAGGCAGGGCTGGTATTTGGCAAAGACTACATCTGTTTTTCAAAGGGTGATGACTTTACACTGATGTATAAACCATATGTGACTAAGGAATTCATCAACCATGCCTACTATCAGTATTTCCTCAAAGCTGTGCCCGATCCCAAAGATCATAAAGCATCTACATATGGATTAGGTCAAGTACTAAAATTCTTAGAAGGTGGGGATGCATCAATTATCAAATTCTGCTCATTAAGGGCATGGTTCACAGACATAAGTGAGACTAAAATATATTTGACTAGGGACATAAAGAAATTCATGACTTTATCTAAATACTCACGGAAAACAAAGAATTATACCATCATACAGAAAATCATTTATTTACGTGACATAGCTTATTCATTACGCCGTACATACAAAGGCATCAAATTCTTTGAGAACGTAGCAAATCATTATGATCAACTAGCAGACCGATATATGCAAGACACTACAATACCTGCCAAACTGATCAACATGGTAAAGCAACGAGATGCTAGGCACTACCAGCAAAAATGTACAACCCATGACGCAGCATACGACCCTGACTACTTTGCTAGGCTTGAGTCTGACAACAAAGCAAATGTCAAGCATCGTCATAATCAAGTTAGAATAATCGGTGATTATTGGGAAGCAATGCAAAAATATGAAAAGATCCACACAGATGAACTCGATGAACGAACGGCTGAATATATATCCAAATTAATAGAAAATGAGATATCTATAGCAGTCATAAAATCAATGTACGACACGGGGCCCAGAAAATACTATTAACCATTATGTACGCTTATAACCTAAACGGTAAATTTGCACGTTATGTGGCAGAGAATGTGGATAGGATAACAAAACAAGACAAGATCGAGTTCAACCTCGCACAATCCTCAAAGTGGCTATATGTGTGTAAACTGCTAACACAACTCAAGTCATTGGACAAGTATATAATATATGAGAGCACATACAGAACTAAGTTACAACAACTTGAAATGTCAATAGCATCTATGACTATACAACCAGGAACACCAACAGCTAACGATGATATTAAACGATTACAACAATACAGTAATGACAAGGCTAAGTTGATGCAAGCCATAACAGAATACCACAATAAAAATAGGGACATGTTTGTACTAATATGGGACTTCATTATGACACCACATGACCATGATGACATGCATGCAATAGATGAACAATACTCAGATGGCTTCAAAGAGATTGCAGAACGTGATGAGTATGCAATATTATATTACTATACCAAGGAATTCCTACACCCGTCCAATGATAGTATCTTTGATGACGAGCAAAAAGCACGCTTAGATTTCATGGGCATAAACCAATCATCATTATTAAACAGCAGCATCCAATCTGACAGTATAGAACTAGAATCCGCAGAGTTAAAAGGAGTACGAGATGAAATACAACAAGCGTTAGCTGAACCCAAGATTGCGAAAACCATAACAGAGACCAACAAAATGATCAACAACATGAGCAAGAAGTGGCTAAAGACACAGGTAGTCAATATGGCAGTGGACTCATATACAGCTACACATAAAGGGCTGGAAGAACGTGATATTCGAAGATATGCAAATGACTGGTATAATAAAATCAGCAGTTGGAACTACGTCAAACTATATCAAACCTTTGCACTAAATAAGTACAAGATCAAATACACACCAGAACAGGTACAAAAACTTATAGACAGTGGTTATGACAAGAATACCAAACAGTAAGCACGACCATTCTGATACACAATGTTACTATTATTATTATCATTATACTTACTCAACAGGCGTGCAGCAAGTTGCAAACACCACCCACAGTACACACTACAAAATCGAGGCTTCGCCTCGTGGGCATGCAAGTGGACCGTCGAACCTTGTATGTCAGTGAAAGAGTACTCTCGGTGGACATGCAACGCACAACCCTGTGATGGAACTCACAATTACCAACCAGCGGCAATATAATCAACTATGTGTTTACGATAACGAATCATGAGCTAGTAGCAAACAAAAACG